AAGATTACAGAAAAGTGAAAGTTTTACCTTTGTTTGATTGGAGATGTAAACAAAAAACAAAAATACATTGGTCTAATTATTTAACAGCTTTTTTTAGAGGAGGTATTCAAAGATATTGTAACGAGGTATCTCCTAATCACGATATAAAACCTCAAGAAATAACAGATATAAGCATTTTAAAATATGAAAAAGGAGGTTTTTATAAAAAACATATTGATCATTTTAGAGGTCACCCAAGAACTTTATCTTGTATTTTATTATTAAATAATGATTACGAAGGAGGAGAAGTAACTTTTTTTGAATTAGGTAATGAACACATTTTAAAAACAATAGATGTAAGACCCGGAAGATTAATTATTTGGCCAAGTAATTTTTTATATCCTCATAAAATACAACCTGTAAAGAAAGGAATAAGGTACTCTATAATTTCATGGGCTCTTTAAAAAAAGATTTTAAATATAAATTAGTTAAAAATTTTCTTACAAAAAAAGAATTAGAAATTGGTAGTTATTATTTACATTTAAAACATAAAAGAAATGAAACAGAATTTGATTTTGATCAAAGTAATAATGCAGATTCTAGTTTTTATGGAGATTGTTTTATAGACACATTAATGATGAAAAAATTAAATTTAATGGAAAAAGAAACAGGACTAAAGTTATTTCCAACTTACTCTTTTTCAAGAGTATATACTTACAATGCAGAATTAAAAAAACATAAAGACAGACCTTCTTGTGAAGTTTCTGTTACAGTTATGTGGGATAGTGATGGCACGGATTGGCCCATATTTATAGAAAATAATTCTTTTAATATGAAACCAGGAGATGGTGTTATATATCTTGGTTGTGAGGTAGAACACTGGAGAGAACATTTTACAGGAGATTATCACATACAATCTTTTATGCACTATGTAGATAAAAATGGTCCTTATAAAGATTACAAATATGATAAAAGAACTTTAAGACAGGATCCAACAATAGTATGAATAAACAATCTCAAATAGAAAATAGCATTGGAGTTTTTGATGGTTATATTAATCCCTCTCATTGTGATGAGTTAATAAAAATATTTGAAACTCAAAAAAATGATCTTGCTTATTCAAGACAAAATAATGAAAAAATAACTAAAAATTTAAAAAATGATTTATCTATTAGTTTTGAAAGAGACAATTATCCAGATGTTTTAAAAGAAATTATGAAAGGATTTAGAGAAACTATTCTTTTGTATGATAAAGAAACTAATTTTACATCTTATTCTGATATAAAAGAATTACATTACGTTCCAATAAAATGTCAAAAAACACAACCTGGAGAAGGATATCATATATGGCATGTTGAAAGAGATTATAATCTTTTTTGTAGAAGAGCTTTGGTTTATACTGTTTACTTAAACACTATAGAAGAGGGAGGAGAAACAGAATTTTTATTACAGAAGGTAAGGTATAACCCAGTTAAAGGACGTGTCTGTATATTTCCAGCGGGTTATCCTTACGTTCACCGTGGTAATCCTCCTTTACAAGAAGATAAATATATATTAACCTCATGGCTGGTGACTTAAATGAGATTTGTATTTAAACCAAAACATTTAGAAATAAAATTTTCTTTTAAAGAAATATTATTTATACTAATACGAGGTTGTTTTAGATTAGAAAGAAAATCTGTTTATTTATTATCTACTTCTTTAATGAAAGTAATTCATGACATGACTGAGCATTATGGAGATAGCAAAGAACATGGACTTGTTGATAGTGAGACTGGAGAAATAATTAAAAATGAAAGACCCGATAATAATTGATAATTGGTTAAGTAAAAATTTAAATAATTTTTTAGAAAAATATTTTTTATATGAAGTACCTCATAAGTGGGGACAAACTTCAGATGTTGGTGATAATAACTATTTTTATATATCAGAATTAAATAGTGAGGACCCATTAAATCGTTATTTACTTTATGAATTATCCACCACTTTAGCTAAATTAAATTTTAAAAACCTTGTTTTACGAAGAATGTATACAAATATTCAACACCCAGGAATGGATGGTATTTTTCACAAAGATAATGTGGACTTAACTGTTATTTATATGGTGACTAAAACTTTAAAAAAAGGTGGAGAGTTTCAAATAAAAAATGGTAAAAAGTGTAGTTTTATTAAAAATAGACTAATACTTTTTAATGGCATGGATGAACACAGAGGATTAGCTGCCAAAGAAGACGCTGTTAGAATCTCTCTAGCGTTTAAACTTACCAAAAAAGAAGATTAAATAGTTATTGATTTAAGTCCCTTTTCCATATATTTTTGCTCATTACAAAAGTCAAAGAGATATGTTACAAAAAATAGGATTTCAACCAGGTATTAACAAACAAATTACTCCTACAGGAGCTGAAGGCCAATGGGTAAATTGTGACAACGTTAGATTTCGTTATGGCACACCTGAAAAAATAGGAGGCTGGAGCCAGTTAGGTGGATCAGGGTCCAATGAACTTACTGGTGCAGGAAGAGGTCTTCATCACTTTATTAATAGCGGAGCTAGAAAATATTCTATTATTGGAACAAATAGAATTTTATATGCATATTCAGGAGGTGTATTTTATGACATACACCCAATTAAAACTACAACCACGCTTACAAGTGCTTTTACTACAACTAATGGATCACCAACTGTTACAATAACTTTTAGTACTTCTCATGGGATAAATCCTCAAGATATTATTTTACTAGATAACTTTACTACAATTACCGGATCTAATTTTGGATCAAGTGATTTTGATGACAAAAAATTTATGGTAACAACAGTTCCTACTTCTACAACTTTAACAATTACAATGCCATCAAACGAGTCTGGAAGTGGAGCTACTACTTCTGGTGGTATAAGAGTTCAACATTATTATCCTGTAGGACCAGCTGTACAAGCAAAAGGTTTTGGTTGGGGTCTTGGATCTTGGGGTGGAGAAGATACTTCAGCATTAACAACTACTTTAAATGGTGCATTATTGGATGATACTGCAGGGACAGGTGGATCAGGAACTTCTATAACTTTAACAGACGCTTCACAGTTTCCAAGTTCAGGTACAAACTTTATATTAATAGGAACAGAAGAAATATCTTACACAGGTGTTTCTGGAAATAATTTAACAGGTATTACAAGAGCTGTTAGAGGATCTACAAGAGCTGCTCATAGTGATGGTGCAACCGTTACAAACTCTTCAGACTATGTTGCGTGGGGAGAAGCAGCTTCAGGGGACTTAGTATTAGAACCAGGTATGTGGTCACTAGATAATTTTGGTGATAAAGCAATTTGTTTAATTCACGATAGTGCATGTTTTGAATGGGACTCTTCTTTGTCAAATGCAACAGAAACTAGATCAACTATTATATCAGGTGCACCAACAGCATCGCGTCACATGTTAGTATCTACACCGGATCGTCACTTAGTATTTTTTGGAACAGAAACAACTATCGGAACAACATCAACACAAGACGATATGTTTATTAGATTCTCGGACCAAGAGGACATAAACACTTATACACCTACAGCAACCAATACAGCCGGCACACAAAGACTGGCTGACGGATCACAAATTAGAGGAGCAATAAGAGGTCGTGATGCAATTTATGTTTGGACTGATACAGCTTTATTTACACAACGTTTTGTTGGTCAGCCATTTACTTTTGCATTTGCACAAGTTGGAACTAACTGTGGATTAACAGGACAGAATGCATGCGTAGAAGTTGATGGTGCAGCTTACTGGATGTCAGAAAATGGTTTCTTTAGATACGCAGGTAAATTAGAATCATTACCTTGTTTAGTAGAAGATTATGTTTACGATGATATAAACTTAGATTCTGGTAACCAAATGGTATCTGCAGGATTAAATAATTTGTTTGGTGAAGTTATGTGGTTTTATCCATCTTCTACTTCTTCTGTGGTCAATAGAATGGTGTCATACAATTACTTTGATTCATCACCACAAAGACCTGTTTGGACTATTGGAACTTTAGCTAGAACAATGTGGAAAGATTCTGCTGTATTTGGTTTACCTCATGCATTACAATATGATGCAGATACAGATACTTCGTTTGATGTTGTTGGTAATACTGAAGGTAGAACAAGTTACTATGAACACGAAACAGGAACTGATCAAAACAGAAATGGAACTATAACTGCTATAACAGCGAGTATTGAATCTGGAGATTTTGATATTACTCAACAAAGATCAGCTCAAGGACAACAAACTGGTGTAGCAACATTTAGAGGTGATGGAGAATTTATAATGAAGATTAGAAGATTTATACCTGACTTTATATCTCAAACAGGTAATACACAAATTACTTTACAATTAAGAAATTATCCTAATGATACACAAGCCAGTTCTTCATTAGGACCTTTTACTATTACTTCCTCTACAAAAAAAGTAGATACACGTGCAAGAGCTAGAGCTATTGCATTAAAAATAGCAAATACTTCAAGTTCTCAAAATTGGAAGTTAGGAACTTTTAGATTAGATACTCAACCGGATGGACGTAGATAATGGCAAAGATATCACAAGTTTTAACAAGAGCATCTGAAGTATATGATTTTACTGTAGCTGAATCTCAAGTTAGAGATTTAGATGCAATTGTAGAAAAATTAAATACTACATTTCAAGAAGAATTAAAGGATGAAGTAGAAGCGTTTAACTTCTTTATACAATAATGGCTAATAGTTTTATAAATAAAAAAGTAGATTTAACTACAACGGATTTAACGACACTATACACGGTGCCTAATTTTAAAACAGCTGTAGTAAGATCATTATTAGTATCTGAAGATGCTGGATCAGGGACTACAATAACTGTGACATTAGTTAATTCTAGTGGAACTATTTTTAATTTGTTTAAAACTAAATCTATTGGATCAAATGCTACAACAGAACTTTTAACTAACCCTCTAGTTATGGAGGAAAGTGAAGTATTAAAAGTACAAGCTGCTGACGCGAATGAGCTGCACGTCATAGCTTCAATATTAGAAATACAGCCGAGAGAGGTAACAACATAATGGGTGATTTACCAACAATTACACCAGAAAAAATAATAACTACTATATCAAACCTTAAAACAGGAGAGATATATAAAACAGAGGAAGAGTGGAAAACTAAAGGTATAGCTGAATCTGACATCAGAAGAGATGTAAAAGTAATCATGCCAAGACTTGATATTCTTCCAAAAACCACGTAAAATAGATAGATGGCCATAACAAGATCACAAATAGCAAAACAATTATTATCGAACGGTGGACGTATAGGTTTCGCAGAT